ACAAAACTATCTTCTGCTAAGCCTTCTAGTGTCACTGTGCCAACGATGACCGAGACCCTAGCTGGAACGTATGATTTCAAACTCATTTAATTATTCCTAGTTATTGTTGATTAGAGAGTAGCAATACCAGCTACGTCTACCGATTCGATCCAGCCGAGCAGGACAAAAGAAAACTTAACGTCCGGTAAGAAGCGATTAGCAACATCTGTGGTAGAGATAGTAGATTTCTTAGGTACAGTTACTACTGGGAAGGGATCACGAGCAACGATACCATCATCAATACCCTTAGAGAGTACAGACATTACGTTACCTTGAATCACAGCAATGCCATCATCATCGTAACGAACGCCAGAATGAATTGCAGAGTACAACGACTCAGTAATACGAGCTTGCAAGTAATCCAAGTTACGAATTAAATCAACAGGAGTACCATCAGCTACACGAGCACGAATGGTAGAATTCAAACCACCAACATTTTCATAAGTGATAACATTCTTACTTTGAGCATTAGTAGATTGTGTTGAAGTCAAAGCATCAACAGCAATACCTGCTTCAGTTTTAAATGACCACGTAGCAGAACCAGCATCTGCTGCCAATTGACTGCCCATCAAAGCCATCTCTGGGAAGGCTGCTGGAGTAGCTGAATACTGAGTGAAGGTATGATCGTAACCAAGATCTTTAAGAGCCTTGCCTACAGAAGTAGTGTCAGCAGCAAGAGTTTGGTTGATAGTATTAACATCTGAAGTTGAAGTACCGTAAAGTTTCTTAGCAGACTGTGCCCAAGCAGCAATCTCAAGAATATCTGCTTTAACGTGGGTGTAAGCATCTAGGCCATACCAACTATCATCTTCAATCTGAATTGCGGTAAGCGCATCAGTAAGAGATTCAGTAGTTGCATAAACTGGAACTAGGTTAGTAGTTGCTTTAGCACTGAAGTCAACGCCACTATCACCAGTGAGGATCAAAGTAGTTGTACCAGAAGCGGTAACTGGAAGAGGAACATCAGCATTGATTACACTAGTCAAACCAGTAACAATCTCAGCAGCAGTTGCACTTGCATCAGAGATGAAGTTAAAAGCTGTACCGTTAATGGTTACAGTGTAAGTAGTGCTGTTAGCAACAGTTGGGGTGTAGGTTACTGTGGCACTATCTTGACGACCAATGGCCATAGAAGTAACAGAGATAGACTGTCCAAATGCACGTTGAGCTGCAATATACTCATCAGAAGCTGTAGAGAAATCAGCAGCAACTTCAGTAACAGATGTATAAAGTTTAAAGCGGTTTGTGAAACCTTTACCTAAGCCAAGGAACAACGGAATACCAAAGCCAGCTTGTGTAACTGGTTGAATATCTCGTGTAATGTTCACGGTGACAATTTGACGAATAGTAGTCATCATTTATCCTGTGTTATTGTTTAATTAATGTGTGTCTAAGGAGTGGCTTCAATTATCCACGTATGGTTGTAAATGACTTCACTACCCTCGTCATAGATTGTGCCTTCAACTTCCACTGTCTCTATGTAACCTGTTGTATCTGTATCAACCAGTACGAGATTGAAATACACTTCTAATAAATGTCTTTCTTCCCAGCCTGTAGTGAGTAATCTAGGTACGTTCTTTATTGGATTCTTATGCAGGTAGGAAATACCTATAGCTTCAAATCTATCAATCGTGGAAGTCTTTTCTAATCTTGTTGCGAGTGTTAATGTTTCTGCTTCACTATCTTGACCAATGCCGTAGATGTGGCAGCAAACCTTCCATAAGCTTCTTATTGTTGTGGTAGATTCAACTGAGGTATCTGTCCGTGATTGATGTATCCTTCCGATCTGTTGCCAGTTTTTAAACTTGTATGTAAAGTAGGTTGGTGCTGGAGGAGTTATCTTTTGATTTTCAATACGAAGGGGTAGGGTAGTTAATGTCTCAAGTACATCAAACATACTATCATTTAAGAGTTTAGTATCTATCAAAACACACTCCCCTTAATTTTATAACTCACTTCACTAACTAAGTTAGGCTCATATCCCATCTCACTACCAAACACTAATGGGTTATCAAAACCTTTGTAGGAAGCCCATATTGGATTGTTAGCTGGGGAGTTGACACTTTGAATATTATTTACAATATCATCTTTAAGTTCTTCACCAAGCTTTGTAATCAGCACCCTGAATGGAGCCTTACCGAGGTAGTTCTTCAAGACCCAGTGGACAGTTGCATTAACTTCCGCGTACTTAGTTTCAGAAAGCATAAAGCTATCAGCCCAAGGGCTGTAATAATGAAGATCAGCAGCCAGAGCAGACACAGGCCAAAAGTGACCACTCTTAGCAGCCCACCAATGATTCTTGGCATCCACATACCCAACCTCAATCTTCGTAGCTTGTAGCTGCTTTTTAAGAGCAAGGAACCCACTCATATTTACAGAAGTTTTACTCACGGCAAATACTCCGTATCTATTTTGTAGGCGTAGGCTTCATAAGCTTCGTAGCCATTAACATGCCAAGGGGCACACTTAATAACTCTCCACCTTTGACTCTTCCAAACAAACTCGTCACCTTCCCTTGAATTATCATTCTCATCTTCCATGTAAAGTTCTGTGTTTGAAAACATTCTCAAAACTTTCTTCTGTCTAACTGAGTCTGATAAAAAGATTAGGTTAGTGGTTTTAATAACTGGGGTAACTAAAGCTTCAATCACTACAGATGTTGGGGTTGTGTCTTTAACAACATAACCTTTAACAGCAGTAGCTTTATCGAATCTTTGAATAGTGATACTTGTAGGCTTACCTAACTTAAATGGCAACTGCTTATACATACTGATCACCAAACAAGGGGAGGATAGCTATAGGAATTACTGTACAGGTACTCAAGAGTTGGATAAGGATCACCACTCACAATATTAACTAGAATTAAATCTGTGTTATTTTTATACTTGGCAACATCTGTTTTGGTCAGTCCTGCTGAATAAGGCATCGCATTAAGCATTGCTGTATTCTCAATCATTGATATAAGCAGCTTGGAAGCCTCTATATAACGCTTAGCAGCTTCATTCCAGAACTCCACATCACCATACACCTCACGAGTATTAAGCCCTGCTATCTGAGCAGCAGCAAACGTAGAGGCCATTTTAGCGGTAGGGAGAACACTGTCACCATTTAAACTTAAGAAGTAAGTAATCTCATCATCAGTAAAAAGGGGATAGAAAGCCATCCCCTCCTTATTGCCTATCATGATATTTACAGCTTCAATATTAGTAAGTGCCATGATAGATTCCTGTATTACTTATCAGCAATCAAATTCCACGCTAAGGTAATAGTACCGTTAACAGTGATAGTTGAGTTAGCGGTAGAACCAGTAGCATCAACTACAAAGTTCAAGTAAGCATCTTTAGCAGTACCTGTACCATCAAACAATGCAGAGTTAGCAGTTGCAGACACTTGAGTAATCGCACCAGCAGAAGCTACCAGAGTAACTGAGCCAGAGGGAACCAAGTCAGCTTCAGTACCCGTTAAGGTTAAGTCAGCAGCAGCTACCACAGTACCTACAGAGGCAATTACAGTAGAGGTTGCAGCAATACCAGTGGTAGCAGAAATAGTTAGATTAGTCACACCACCACGGAAGTCTAAAAGACCTTCTGGGAAGTCATAGATCTTCAATGAACCTTGAGCACCAGATGCGCCAGCATCAACAGTAGCTACGGCTACGTTAGTGAAAGTGAATACTGTTTTACCAGCCCCTTCAGTAACTGTTACACCTGTACCAGCTACAGCACCCTTTTGTGAACCACCATGTAGGCGTTCAAATGTCTTCCAAATACCGTTACGGATATCAGAAGAGTTAATTACTTTATTGCCCCAAGACATATTTGTTTCCTTTTAGTAAGAGATGAAGGGGTCAGGGATCTATCTGATCCAACCCGCCCCCTCGTTAGTTACCTTTGGCTATTAGGTCAAAGACAAAGTGATGATTGCCTGTGGACGACCACAGTAATGCACGTAGTTAGACTCACCAGTGAAAGCAATTTCTTGAGTTTCATTAGTGATATCGTAGAATTCCCAAGCGTATACTGGTTGAGCAATCTTGTTTTGGTATTCCCAACGACCCAATGCAGGAGCGTAAAGAACTTTAAACATATCTTGCACACCCAATGGGAACAACATTGCTTTACCAGCAGGAATGTATGCAGTGCCATCAGGCTTAAGACCACGGTGTTCTACGAACAAGATACCGTCAATTTCAATTGAACGGTAACGAATATCAATAGGCATACCCATTGCATTCAAACGTTGTTCTAAACGGCGATTACCAATTACTTGGTTTGATTTCTCGTTATCACTGTAGTAGTCGTTGTAGATCAAAGCTTGGAAGTAAGATGCAGAACATACAGCAACCAATTGATCGTAGAAGCTACCAGTTACCAAGCCATCTTGAACAGCAGCAGTAGCAGTTTCCCAGTATTGGCGGGGATCAGTTGCAGAGCTAGCCAATGGCGTAACTTGGGTGTAAGACGCTTGAGTCAAACCGAACTCGTTGTACCAGTTAATGGTAGAACCGTAAGACTGAGCCAAAGTACCATTTGGTGCGTACACAGTACCAGCAGTGATCAATTGAGCACGAGCCAATTCAGCAGTTTGATCCATCGCAGTTTTCATACGGCGAAGTTTTTCATCACGAAGACTATTTACAGTCTCAAGAACGATACCATCACCTTTAGTCCACTGTTCAAAAGATACAATACCAGCAGTATCACGAGGAGTGATAGATTCACGTACAGGGAAACGTGGAATATCAAAGTTCAATACACGGCGAGTGGCACGTTTCAATGAGTCAGCACGTACTTCCCAGTTCTTATCGCCAAGAACAGACAATACTTCATCATAAATTGGTACGCCAACTTTAGATTGTGTTTTTAATTCAACGTCAAAGATATTCAAAGCGTCAAACAACTTCCATTGGTTAGGAAGGTTAACAAGTGCATCTGAATAATCAATAACGTTGTTGATGCCACCATTGGGCAATAAACCGATAGACATATTTTATTTCTCTTTAATTAATTTGAATTATTGTTTATGATCGTTACTAATTAAAGATCAGTAGCGAAGAAAATGCCTTGGTTTTCTAAGAGCAATTTAAGGGTTGCAATGTTACCAGCAGTCAAAGAAGCAGCAGTCAACAAGGCATCTGGTAGAGTGTTACGCAATACAAGAGCAGCACCAAAACCATTGGTGTAAGCTACAGCAGCAGTAGTAGCAAAGCCTGAAGTTGGAGCATTGAATGATTCTTTGTATTCCAAGCCGTTACCAATAACAACTGCGAATTCATTGGTTGCTACCAATTGACCAGAAGCAGATACTTTAGCGTAAGCTACAGCAGGGTCAGTACCCTTAGCGCGGTAAACGATTTGACCTAGTTTCACCAATTCAGCAGAAGATAAGTTCAAGGTGATAGCTTTACGTTGTGTACGTTGTAAGTTATCATCTTCAATAAGAACTAAGTCGCTAAGACGGTTGAAAGTTAAAGTTTGAATAGCCATATTTATATTTCTCTTTTAATTATTTAGATTGAGTAGCTTTAGGGTATTTCTTAGCTTGATATGCAGCGTAAGAGGCTTTAGCATCTGGCTTACCATGATCAACAGCTTCACCTTGATTACCTTGTTCTGTGAACAAGTCATTCTTAGCCAAAGCATCAGCAGCAGCTTTATAGCCAGAGATTGTCAAGGCAAAGAATCATTGGTGGGCTGCTAAGAGTGGTCACTTTTGGCCTGTGTCTGCTCTGGCTGCTGATCTTCATTATTACAGCCCTTGGGCTGATAGCTTTATGCTTTCTGAAACTAAATACGCGGAGATTAATGCAACTGTCCACTGGGTCTTGAAGAGTTACTTTGGTAAGGCTCCATTCATGGTGATGGTTAAAAAGCTTGGTGAAGAACTTAAAGAGGATATTGTAAATAACATTCAAAGCGTAAACTCTCCAAGTAATAATCCAATATGGGCTTCCTATAAAGGTTTTAATAATCCCTTAGTGTTTGGCAGTGAAATGGGATATGAGCCTAACTTGGTCAGTGAAGTGAGCTATAAAATTAAGGGGGTCGTGTTTTGATAGATACTAAACTCTTAAATGAAAGTATGTATGACGTACTTGAAACACTAACCACTGTACCACTGCTAATTGAAAATCAAAAGATAACTCCTCCAGCCCCCACCTACTTTACATACAAGTTTAAAAACTGGCAACAGATTGGAAGGATACATCAATCAAGGACAGACAGTTCAGTTGAATCTACCACAACAATATTAACTAGAATTAAATCTGTGTTATTTTTATACTTGGCAACATCT